GCTATAATAATAATCAGATACCACCGCTCGAGTTTACAGCTAAGGTACACTCTATACTAAAGAACTACGGGTCACCATTAGCTTTAATTGAGCGTAACAACTGTGGTGCGCAGGTAGTTGATAGACTCGCTAACGATATTGGTTACGAGAAGATAGTATCATACGGTAATAAGGCTGCAAATCGTAGAAATGTTATGCAGGGAATGATTGCTCATACAAATACAAAGTATAAGGGTGTATTAAATATGCGCTATTATATTAATGAGGCTAGAGCTGTTACCATTTATGATGCGCAGACGCTTGATGAGCTTAAGAACTTTATTAGATATCCAAATGGCACATGGAAAGCGAGGCAGGGTAAGCATGATGATATGGTTATGTCATTGTTATACTCTCTGTTTATACTGGAGAGAGAAATTACTGAGAGATTCTTTGAGATAGCAGAGCTTGATAGTATGGGTAAGCCATGTGTAATTGATCAGATGGATTTTGGTATTCAGTACTTTGAAGACGCTACCTCTATATATCTAGATAATGAAGTGGTTGGTGATAACAATAACTCTCTTCCTCCTATGGTCTTCGGAATGGGAGATAACCAAGCTGAATCAGACATGGATGAGTTATCTATGTTTGGTTATGAACCTTTACAATAAATAATAATATGTCACAGAATAAGAATCAACAATCCTTATTGAATAAGAATAGGTTAGATAAGTTTATAATGGTGTTTCAATTACCACCAGCACTTAGAAAAATAAAATCACGTAATAATAGAAGTAGTTATAAAGTAGATGAAGATGCCTTTCAAATGTCAGTCTACGGGGCGGTTGTTCCAGAAGTAACTGTCGCGGCAATTCAAATACCATACGCAGGTAGTAACCTATACAACTCATCCCATGCAAAAGAGCCCTACCCACCAATTGAAGTGAGTTTCGTTGTAGATAATGAGTTTAATAACTACTGGACTATGTATAAATGGTTAGATTTAATGCATGATGAGCAAACCGGGTTGTTCGATGAAGATGATCTTGTAGATAAATCAGCACCAGATAAGGGAAAAGCTGCACCCTTTAAGTTTTCTGATTATCAAACAGATATGACACTATATGGCTTAGATGAATTTAATAATAAGCGTATAGAATTTACTTACACACAAGCATTTCCTATAACAATTGGTAGTTTGAACTACAACTATCGAGAGTCTGGTGAGATTCAAAGTAGTGCGACTTTTGTATACTCTCAATTACGCAGTAAGTTGTTAAATAATTAGAATTTTTGTCTCGAAAAGCATAAATAATTTTATGGCTAGAAGGACAATACAATCTCCAGGAGTTGAAATCAGAGAGAGTGACTTATCACTCCGTACGGTTTCACAGGGAACAACGACATATGTAACAGGATTTGCTCATGAAGGTCCAACCGACGAAGTGGTTGGCGTTACAGATATTAATAATTTTGAGCAAATCTACGGCATGCCTAGGACACCGGCTGAGAGATACTTTTACTATACGGTAAAAGCTACTCTTAACTCTACTGGCTCCGTACTTGTTAACAGATTACCGTATGGTGATGAAACTGGTGCTGGTTTCGGTTCTAAAATTAGTGTTCTAGCATATCCTGCAGCAGGTATTACAACAGCTAGTACTAGTACTACCTACACCACAACATCCGCGATTGATTCGGCTAACTTCCTCGAAAGCGCGACACTATCTGCTAAATATACAGCAGACATCACAGCTTCAAGTACACTTTCTGAAGTCGACTACCTTGATATTGCTGATTATGCTACTACATCACTTGGCGGTTTGCTTTCTGGTTCAGATCAAGAAACATTCACAACAGCTGAGTTTTTCACTAGTGCTAACGTAGTCACTCCGGGAGTACCTACAGCAGATTATAGCGAGTCATCTGCAACTTGGTTTATAGGTAAACCAAAACAATTTGAGTTGACATATGATCAATATGTTAAATTGAAGGACGGTGAGCTATTTGCAGACGGGTGGAGTGAACAAGCAGGTGACTCAACTTGGAATAGTATTAACGCTCTATCAAGTGCTGCGATTCTTGTAGTTAACAAAGCTCAAACAGTTATCGATGGTCAGTTTAACGGATACTATATCGGTATAGCAGATAATACAAATATTAACCCCGCACAAGACTACGATTCAATTACTAGTGTACAGACTGTAACACAGTCAGCTGGTAGTATTGGATTACTCGATTACACAACAATTCCTGAAACAAGGTTAGAGTTTGCACTATCCGCAACAGACGGTGAGGGTACAAACCCTGCAGCCAGCTCTGTATCACAAGTAATGGAAGACAGAATTACTGATTATAACATTGGTGATGATGAATTCAATGATTCTCTTAACGTTGGTGTATTTAAACTTAGACAATCTGTATTCTCTAAAACATCAAATCGCTTAGACTATCTTTTAGAAGAAGGCTTTAACGGTTCTATTGGTAAGTATAGAAACAGAAACTCTACTTCAGGTGGATTACCTGTTAACTATTTCCTCGAAACGCAAGAAGATAATTCTAGAAACATTGATATTCTAGTTAACCCTTACCTTTCTGATCAAATTCAAGGTGTACAACTTAACGATGATGGTTCCCCTAAGCGGAAAGTACGTGTTGTAACTGATACACTATATAGAGCCTTAAATGGTGGTGATCTTACCGAAGCTCAAGTAGGTGCTACTGTAGCCCAGCTAGCGACAATCAGTAGTGATATTGGAAAAGCTGATTCACTCTTTGCACTAGGTGCATATGGTGAAGTTAAACTTGGAGAAAAGGTTATTGGAAAAATTCCTAATAAGCTTGATCGTGCTCTACTTAGAATTAAGAACGATGAGAAGTTTAATATTGATATGATTGCAGAAGGTGGACTTGGTACTATTTTCACATATCTTGAAACAGCTACTGCAGGTCTTAAAGCCGCAGGATTTGATGATACTCGTACAACTGATGCTATTGAAGCTCTAAGAACATCAAATGATATTTCAAATAGTACAGCAAGAGATGCGTACGGTAGTATATTTAATAGATTTAATACATTCTGCGGACCAGTAAAAGATGGTGGTAGGGGTGATGTACTATTTATTGCTGATCCAATTCGTCAGATACTAGTAACTGGTAAGAATAATAAAGTTCAAGACAATAAGGAAAAGAACTTCTATACAGATATTTACTGGGGTATGAGACATCAGTTTGAAAACTCTAATACTTCTTACGCTTGTACGTACGCAAACTACATGAAGGTGTATGATAAATATACTGGCTTATTTGTTTATGTACCACCATCAGGGTTTGCTGCTGCTAAAATGGCTTCAACTGATGCTGCTGTTGGTCCATGGGGAGCTCCTGCTGGGTTTAATAGAGGTATTATCAATGATGCTGTTGATATTGCTCTAACACCTAACCAGAGACAACGAGATGATCTATATACAGTCAATCTTAACCCAATTGCTTCATTCCAAGATAAGGGTAATGTATTCTTCGGTCAGAAAACTCTACTTAAGAAGCCAAGTGCATTTGATCGTGTTAACGTACGACGTACTTTCTTATATCTAGAGAAAATAACAAAGAAAACAATGCAGTTCTTCTTATTCGAAAATAACACTCTATTTACTAGAACACGTGTTATTAACACCTTAACACCTTTCTTTGAGCGTGTTAAAGCAAGTGATGGATTGTATGACTACCTTATTGTATGTGATGAGAGAAATAATACTCCTGAGGTAATCGATCAAAACGAGCTGATTATTGATATTTACCTTAAGCCAGTTAGAACAGCTGAATTCATATTAGTTAACTTTTATGCCAGCAGAACGGACGCTAACTTCCAAGAGCTTATTGAAGGTTAATAACATCTAACTTACAAAAAAGCCAGAGTTGAAAGACTCTGGCTTTTTTTTGTTAAAAGCTGCATCGGATGTATAAATAATTATATGTCAAGTTACAGGTCAAATCAGAATATCGAACAATTTTATCAGCGCGCGCAATCTCGTGACTTCTCACGTGACTTCCTCTTTAGAGTAACAGATGTTGTACTAGCAGGTGACGTTACACTTGAAGACGAAGAGCTTGTTTATGCGAAAGCAGCAACGCTACCAGCACGTAATATTACAAATGTTGAAGCACCATATATGGGCCTTAACTTTAACGTACCAGGTAATGTTACTTATCCTGGATCAGAGGGCTATTCA